AAAACTTTACGCCTAATCTTGATTTAACGGGTAATACAAACCAATTACCACCCATTTATGTTCTACAACCAACTACACCACCAATCGCCACCTTATCTAATGTAGAATTAGTATGTGGTGTTGTTGAAGTTAATGACGCTCAAAGAAAAGCATTGATGAGTGCTGTTTCCAGTGCTGGGGGTTATGCTCTTGATTACAAGAGTTATAATGATTATCCACTTAATCAAAGTGCGAATGTATTAAGACAAAGTAATTTAATTAATTGTAAATTATCAAGAACCAAAGCAATCATGTCTTTTAATGAAGATGTAGGTGATACAACAGCATTAGACGGAGATGGGCTATGTCCCCCTTGTGATACGGCAACTGCCCCCAGTTCTTATCAATTCCGTTTATCAAATGTTTTAGTTCCAAATCGTTCAGTTTCTCTTTCTAATTATGTGAAAACAAGAGAGACAAGCGGACAATGGGAGAGTATACATATCAAAGAACTTGAAGATGGACTGGCGTCATGTGGTATAATGGCGAGAGATTTAACAGATATAGATGGAGCATTAATGATTGTTAGAGGATTATCAAGAGGCAATAATACATATAATATGATGAACGCACAAGGGGAGACACGATTAAATGTAGATTATTCAACACAGACACGTTCTCTATTAGTTCATAACTGGGTTTGTAATATTAAAAGATTAGTAGTTAAAGCAAACGGCATCGCTGTTATGGAGTAAATTTAATCTTATAGTAAATTATTTATTTTTTATCTCAAAATAAAAATATTATTTAATATTATAAAGAACTTAAAAATGAATAAGCAAAACAGAGTAGTCGCAATTCAAAAAGCAAAAATCTTCCCAACCAACGCACAAGAGAGATTCTCTTTTAAAAATGGTAATCCACAAATTACCTTTAATATCGCACCAGATACAAAATTACTTGATACAAAGACCCTTAGATTGAACTTTACCTTAGAAATCTTATCTAATACTGGGGCAGAAGACGCAAAGATTACACCTAATCTACAAGACGTTTTACAAACTGGGGACGCTAAGGCATGTAATTTAGATGCTCGTGTAGCAGTAAATTCAGTTATAGATACTCTTAGATTAAGAAGTCAAGATACAAATGAAGTTATTGAAGAAGTAAGGTCATATTCACGCCTTCTCGCATCAGTTATACCTTCACTTTCATCTTTCGGTTCATACCAGAACTGGATTAGTAATAAAAATCATGCTTTCGCACGACAAGATGTAGAAGGTGTAGCAGTTGTATCACAAATACCAGTATCCTTACAATTAAGAAGTGGTTTGTTAAATAGCGGACAACCAATTAATCTTATGTCTATGGGTGGTATGGTTTGTGATATTATGCTTTCACCCGATTCTTTCTGTCTTTTCGGTGGGAACGCCAGTGAATTCTTTTATAGATTAAGTGATGTAAATATGACGTGGAACTGGTTAGAATTATCTTCACCACTTAGCCCATCTGTATCTCAATTTACGTTCCCAGCGTTCAATTCTTATATGAACGTGGTTCAGTCCTCAGACGACCAGCAATCCCTCTTATTAGCACTTCAATCAGTTAGAAGTGTATTCAGTAATAGTATCCCATCATCTAAATTAAATAACTTCACTTTTAATTGTTTAGAAACACCACGATTACAAAATACCGCAGACGCTGGGGTGACATTTACAGACGCATCAGTGAAAGAATATACTCATTTACGTAATAATGTTAAATTTAATAAAGCATATTCGGTAGATGAAAGACAAGCTGTCACAGATGGAGTTTATGAGTCGCATAAAAATAGAGAGTTTTTAGATTGTATCCAACCATTTAGAAACATTACCGCAACACTACAAAGTCCAGAAACACAAGGAGTAAAATCTGTTGATGCTACAAATCTTAATGTCCCAGATACTTTATATGTAGGTGGTATAGGTTGTAATTTCGACCCAACCGCCTCTGGTGCTGGTGTAAATTTCGCAAACGCTCAATATGCTCTTAGAGTTGTTAGTGAATTGAATAATACCGCTAATAGTGTATTTACATATGCTCTTAGTAATCAAGGTTTAAATGTTAAAAATCAACAAGTTCAACCAGTTCAGTAAATTTAAAGTTATAGAATGTATCCCTAAATGGTGATATTTTGTAATCTTATAGTATCTTTTTAAATATCCCCAAATAGGGATACTTTTTTTTTTATTTTATTATTTTATCTCAAAATAAAAATATTATTTAATATTATAAAGAACTTAAAAATGAACGAACAAGCAGACGAAGTTAAACAATTACTTACAAGTAAAAATGTAGAACCACAAAACCTTAGAATTGAGAGCGATGTCCTTGAACCACAATCAATTTCACAGAAACAAGCTACGTTCAATATCCGTAGGGCGGGACTTTTAAGCAATGGGTCTCGTGTCATTCTTCCCCTATATGTATCACAAAGTGGCGGAGCAAATACAACTACGAGATTATGTTCTTATGCTGGTGCTTATGCGAAAATTAAAAATGCTACACTTAAAACTTCAAGTGGAGTTGTAATATGTCAATCTACCGATATTAATTACCTCATGAGTATCCGTAATCATTATGTATCACAAGAAACAAGAGCAAAAAGAAACCAAGTAGTAAATGGGACTTATAATGTTTATAAATATACAAGTGGGACACTCGTTAATGGTGGTGCTGTCAATGGTAAATATGGTTATGAAAACAATGGTGCTGGCGACCAACATGCTCGTTATAGAGTAGCAACTACTACTACAAATGCTACAACATACTCAGTCAAACTTAGCGACCTATTTCCTTCTCTCTTTCCTTTTACCATCCCCCTATTTATGCTAAACGAACAATTAATTTTGTTTTTAGAATTTAGTGATAATAAGAGTGATGCCGTAGGGTCTGGTGAAATGGCGGTAAGTAGTGATGGTAATGATGCTAATATAGGTGATGTTCTCATAGATACGACTGGTTGTAAATTTGTAAGCGACCACCTATTTTATGACCCCGCCACCATGAGTAAAATAGCATCACAAGGACAAGCATCTAACGGATTGGTTCAAGCATACGGCGATTATAATTGTATTCGTATGACACATAACGCACCATCATCCGCCGTAGCAGTAAATACTAAAACTTCTCAGACATATAGAAATTCTATCGGTATGAGTAATCTAAGAATTAAAAACCTCATACTTCATAATTCTTTAACAAAACCAGATGGGACTTTATTTGATTCGCAGAAAGTAGCTGGTAAATACGCATCACAAGATAGTTATGCTGGTAAAGGAGGACAGCAATTACAGATACAAATCAATAATCAAAATTATTACCCACAAGACATCAATACACAAGAATTTTATAAAGAACTTGAAGATGTCTATGGTGTCGCCCCTTCTATCCCTTATCCATTATATCAATGTATGGGTGGTGTAGGTGATACTCGTAATGGGACTATCAGTGGTGTAAATTATTTATATGACATATCACCTAACGTAGCATTATTAACTAATAGTAATATGTATGGAACAGCAACTAACGAAAATCTCGGTAATGCTTGTATTATAGGAGTTAATTTTTCACCAGATAGAATTAATAACGCTGGTGCTGGTAAAGAGGTCGGTGTAGCCCCAGTAGAAATTAGATACGTGAGAGATTGGACTAATAAAGATACATTAAACGCAAATCCACCTATTACTTCGGTTCTTCAAAGATGTTTCGTGGAAGTTGAGAGAGTTATGGCGATTAAAAACGGCATGATTTTTAACAATTATTCTTAAATAGCAGATACAAGTGAAAATAATTTTTTGTATAAGCAATGTATCATAAATTATATTTTTTATAGTAAAATCCCTTACTAAGTATAAGGAGAATTACATACTAACTTTTATAATAAAAATAAAATCTATTATTATTATAAAACAACATGTCTGGAAAAATTGATAAAGCATTTAAAGATATGACATCGTCTCAATTAAAAGGCGTGTTAGTCGCTTTTAATAAAATGATTAAAAAAGAAGTATTTAAGGGAGTTCATAAAAAAAAAAGAGCAGAATTAGAAAAAATATTAAAAGGAGAAAATAATAAATTATCCAACCCTAAAATTACATATAGAGGTTTTAGTAGAGATGATAATAAACATCATTTCATGTTAAGAAACAAACAAGAGAGTAGTATACATAAAGTAGCAAGTAAGGCAAAAAAAGAACCAAAGAAAACAGAACCAAAGAAAAAGACCAAAAAAAAAAAGAAGTAATTATATAATAATGATAAGAACTACAAACTGGATATTAAAGATATTACGTATTTTAATTGAAAATAAAAAATAACTATCTTATATATATTATAGAACAAATGATACTTAATGTAAAAGACCAAAAAATAGGAGATGAAGGAGAATTATATGTAAAAGAAGTATTAGAGAAATATTTAGGTGAGAAATTAGATAAAACTGA